TGGGATTCCTTGTTCTTTTTTTCTCCGGGATGGCCTCGACGGAAGAATACAAGAATACCCGGGCTCTAAGTGGTCTTTCCACCGTAAAGGCCTATTTTGATGTCAACACCGGAGTTCCGGCAAAACTGAAATCAAAACTTCTGTTTATCGATAAAACCCATGAACAACTCGTACAATCCGGCATCAAGCCGGAATTCATCGTCGGATTTCGAAGCGCGGCAAGCAACTTTGTCACAAAAGGGGACGAAGATTATGTCTTTGACGATGATGAAATCGCTGCCAAGAAAAAAGTCCATGAATGGATCCGGCTCTTTAAGAAACGGGGCATAATCATGGAACAGTGCATGCTTTCCGCTGAAATTTATGAAATTGACCCGCAAGATTTCCTTCCGGAACTCGAACCTGTCAACAATGGGTACGTTTCAATGATTGGCTATCAGACCAAGGGATATTCCCAGATAAACATGGAGTGAGTCGGAAACAGTCCGGGGAAAACGATGACAGGCAGAGAAGAAGTATGTTGCCACACCCTGTCGGGCCGATTTCAACTTGCCGTTATTAGCCACAAAAACACACTCAACAGCACAAAAAGAAAAAGGGAAACCAAGCATAATAGCCTGATTTCCCTTGATTTCTCACTTGGTGACCCCTACGGGACTCGAACCCGTGTTACCGGCGTGAGAGGTATATATCGTATTTAGTCTCGCAAGGCTTTTCAGCCTTCTTACCACTATTTTACCACTCGCAAGACAGTTTTCTTATTTTTAGGTGGTTGCTGGGCAGCTTCTGCTTCATCCCCCTTGACCTGCTGCATGAATGGAAACTGGTCCTCGTAAACCTCGCCAAAGATCGGGTGGGTGTAGTGATCCAGCATTCTGGAGTCCTTGTGTCCGGTTCGTCCCATGGCATTGTGCCGGAGCACTCCGAGGTCGAGCAGCCTTGTGGTGTATGTGTGCCTGGTGTCGTGCAAGCGCATCTTGAATCCGCACCGCTTGAAATGTCGACTGATTGCCCTGCTCACCGAATTGAGATAAAATCGCGGCAGGATGTAGCCGGTTTCCCCTTTTCTGTTCAGCAATAATAAGTATAGCCGATCGCCGAGACCGACAGACCTATCCTCGCCATTCTTGGTTTCCATCAGTCGCAGGCTCCGACTTTGCCAGTCGATGTTTTCCATCTTCGCGGCCATTGCTTCCTTGCGCCTCAGGCCGGTGCCGAAAAACATGAGCAGAAATAGAGTGAGATTTCCTCCCATGCTGGCCGGGTTTCCAGGATCCGTGCGTTTGTCGCTGATCTCGGCCTCGGCCAGGACCTTGACAATATCATCATGGCTGAGAACAGTATGGTCTATCACTTCCTCTTTAGGGATCTTCGCGCCCTTGAGCACCCCCCAGGGATTGTGCTCGATGACACCCTCGGCCATCTGCAGGGTGAACATGCGCTTGCCGTCCTGCAGATGCTTGTTGATGGTTACCGCCTTGTATTTCTTTTCCTTTGCGTCTTTGTTGTCCTTCCAGCCATCCCGCAACACAGTCTTGATGCGCTCGCCATCAGAGTGGCGGATCTCGCCGACCGATCTTTCCGGACCCAATATCGCCACCACGCGATCGATGCGCACCGCCCTCGCCTCCATCTCTTCTTTTCCGCAATCGTTTGATTGTTTGTATTCCTCGGCAGCTTGAGCCAATGTCTTTCTGGCATCTTTGAATGTATTAAGCAGCTCGGCATCCTGCCTGCTTATCAGGCGATGGCGTTGCCAGTACTCGAGATCCGCGGCGGTGCTCTCCTGGTGTCTGGTCTTGATCTCGATAAGATCAGCCATGGCCTTGACCTCTTTGGCCCGCCCTTTATCGGCGGTCAAGCGTGACCGCTCCAGCCAGGAATCATCTGGAAGGTATAGCCTCCAGCGTACCCTCCATTTGCTTCCCTGTTTTTTGATGTTTGCTGGCATCGGCTAGCCTTATATTCTATTTTTCGGGGAATTATATATTTACTCCCTAAAAAATTAGGGTGGTGTCATTGCTGATTCAGCCGTTGTGCGGAGGAGTCGAATTTGCCCCGAATCGGAGTTGACCCGGTAGTAATATGTGACATTTGGCTCCGCGCGTAATGTCGCTGAATCACCGATTGCTCCCACTAAAGGACTGGGATGGCGAATTTCAATGATGCGTTCTCCGGCTGGTAGGGACATAATCACGAATTCTCCCCATGCCAATTGAGCGGATAATTTCCCATCAACAAATAGCCGGTAGTCAACGGCTGACCCAGAGAATGATTTGTCTCTGAGAACAGCCAGTTCAGCATTGCCTTCAGTTTGTAATTGGTTGGCAAAAACTCTATTTTCCGGTACAGGCTGCAGCTCTGCCATCGTGGGTACAGTCGTAGCACAACCCACAACTGATAAAGCAACAATAGTAAGAATTAGGACTCGACCAGGCATGGTTTGTCTCCCACTCCCAATGACAACGGACTTCATGCTAGGTTGCCGGCTGCGCCGTTGTTTCCGGAACACACTTGACTTCAGCTCCCTGGCCAGATTTTTTCTTAGGACGATTAGCTGCTGTCATTCGTCGTTTTGCTTTGACAGCCTCTTCCCCCTCCAGCACATCACGCTTGAGCACCAAGTTTTGGAGGGTGGAAAGAATCTGATCGTCGGTAATTTTCACGCCTTTTCCGACGGCAACGAGCTGCCTCCGCACCGCACCCACCACTGGTTCTGTCATGAGTGCGGCTGCAACCATGTGCTTGCTGGTAAGTTGGCATTCTTCGTGAAATGTGGCGATGGCGGACTTGCTCACACCTTCCTTGCTGATCAGGAAAAAGAAGTCGGTCAACATCGGCAGCTTGGCCGTGTCGGAAAAACTGAAATCAAAAGCCACCTCAGTTTTTATCGGCTTGCCGAAGATTACCCGGTGAGCCTGCCAGTGATCACCATTGGTAAGCATGACCCACTCAATCCCCTCATTGGCGGCATAGTTGATGGCTTGCCGCAGGTGGGCTTCCTTGAGAGGAATATTGATGGCCTTGACTTCAATCAAGAAGGTGGGCTTGTCATCCCCGGCCTTAATGGCAAGGTCGCAATAGGTTCCACGGATCACATACTCGCTGGTGATCTCGGTGTATTTGTCGTAGCCGCAGATGGTTGAGAGCATATCCACCACGATGGTAACGGTGTCAGACTCATTTACATCCCGGGCCTTTGCGCCTTCGATTACTTTGGAAAATGCCTTTATCCCTGTCTTTATACGGTCCTCAGCTCTTTTTGGTATAGTTGCCAATTCCATCTTCCCCCATCACGCTCATAAGCCGATCATCCCATGCCCACCCCTTTGGCCATGAGAAATTACCTGCTAATGGCTTCTCTGTGTTTTGCAGGTTCAGTATTTTTTCAGTATTAAGTTTTTTCCTAACAACAACCGATGAGGCCATAGGCACCACCAGCCTAAGAGTTTGCCGCCGTGTCTCTTTTTTGCGGAATCTGACCACCTAAAGAACGAATCATCTCTTTCAGTTCTTCCATCTCCACTCTGTGCTCCGCTCGCATCTGTTGCACTTCTTCTTTTACCCCTGCCATTTCCCCCTCCATTTTCACTGCTTGATGAAACGCCCGGACGTTTGACGCCAGGGCCGACCTGTAAACAGTTTTTGACTCCAGCACCTCGATGGTCATGGTGACCATCTCCGACATGCTGAAAGATTCGTCGATCAGATCTTCAACCGGCATGGATGCAGTTTTTTTCAGGGCATTGACAGATGGTGGCTCAATCACTGATGAGCGATTTCGGCCAGCACGTGATCCAGGTTCAATAGTAGCGGCAATTTCACCATTCTTTTTTTGATATTCAGCCATTGGATTTTCACCTTGATCATGCCCGGTGAGAATCCAGTCAAGGGTGACCTCGCCCATTCTGGCTAGTTTAATTAGTGCTTCAGGGGTTGGGTTGACATCGCCAGACTCATATCCGGAGATTGAACCTTTTGAAACCCCACCGAGCTTTTTACCAAGCTGCTCCTGGCTTAAACCCAATCGGTTTCTTATATCCCTGATCCGCCTGCCTCTTATTTCTTTTTCTGTGGTCATGTCAAAATATTACGCCATTTTTTTACCATGTCAAACACGTTTGAAATAATCAAACAGATATGTGTAACAGTTTGTTATTACAAAAGAAACACACGAAATGATCTGCTTCGGTGTAAATATTTCAAACTTTTCTCTTGACTGTTTGAAATATTTAAACGATAAAGTATGAAATAGTTAAACATGGAGATGGGAAATGATTGGCGACATCATAAAAAAAGCAAGAAATAAACGCGGGTGGTCACTTGATCAGCTTGGTGAAGCTGTCGGCCTGACAAAAGGAACGCTCTCAGGCTATGAAAACGGGCAGCCGAAAACATACGATCCGGACACATTGTGCAAAATTGCCGACTCCCTCAACGATCTTTCAATACTGGTGCATCACTGTCAGGAGTGCCCTGTACGCAAGCATGTTTTCATAAAACAGTTTCCAGATCTGAACAACATCAGACCGGAACCGGCAATTATCGCGAACAAGCTGCGCAAGGAGATGCTTGAAGCAGCAGATGCTCTTGATCGCCTCACTGAACGGTTCGGAGATGCAGATTTCAAAAGCCGCCCTGACTACATGGAGATATTTGAAGCTGGCATGGAACAGGTGATAGACGCCAAGCGGGCCATTGAAATCCTTGAGTATCAGCTCATACTTTCCGGGGCTCACAGCAGCGCTGACTTCAAGAAAATTTACGACCGGCAGCAGGCAAAGTGCATCGCCAACGGGCACCACAAGCCTGAGGAGCAGGCGGCATGAGCGGCGAAGTTGTGACCATAACCCGCGGCGACCTTGCCGCCTTGGCCGGAGAAATGGCCAAGCAGGTCGCGGTAATAATGCAACACCAGCAATCCCTTCCGGAGATGTACGCTTTCCCGGAGGATATCGTCAAGATCACCAAGGGAAAGGTGCCGGTAAACACCATCAAGTACTGGCGTCAGCAAGGCTGGATCAAGATTACCAAGCTTGGCCGCAACTGCTTTGTGATGCCGGAAGACTGGCAATATTTTGTCAAAAATTACCGGCTGCTGAAAGGAAAGCGGGCGCAATGAACGACCCCGGGCCATCATCACCACCCACTGTTGATCTGGCCCTGGACTCTATTGGCGCCACTGAGCTTGAGCGCAGGGTGGTGCATCTGGTTTGCAAGGTAGATAGCCCGCGCAGTGCCTTGCGGGTTGTGAAGGAATACAGGAAAGCAAGGGATCAATCAAACCAACCAATGGTGATTGTATGAGCGAATGCACACTGAAAGAGCGCCTGCAATGTATAGCAATCGGTCTCGGCATGACCGTGTTTCTCCTGGTGGTCGGATGGTGTGCCGTGGCATTCACTTGCGCCACGAGCAACAGCATCCTGAATTCTGCATCAAGTCGCCCAGCTTCACCCACGATGGATCGCTCTGTTCTCCTTGCCGCCGTTAATGCCGATTCTCGGGCGGCGCAACCAGGAAATAAAAATGATTGAGCGGTGCGGCAACTGTAAATGGCGCACGGCCTGGGGATGCCCAAGCCGGACCGGGCAGGCATGCAAGGCCTGGGAGATTGGGTGATGACTGAGATTGCCCGGCCAATCTTGCGCCAATGCCCACTCACATGCGGGCTTGCAACTCGAATGACGGAATCCGGTTTTTCCCGGGCCTGTGCTGCTCGACTGGAACGGATAAAGAAGCTGGCGGAAGTAAGCAGCACGGATCCACACGCCGCATATTGCCGTGAATGCAAGGGCCTGAACAGGCCTGTTGAGCTTGAGATAATAAGCATGGAGGGGATGATCATGGGGACACAGCAAACATCCAGGACAGGTGCCGAGCCGAAATATACACTGCCTCCGGCCCTGGCCAAGGTATTGAAGCCGATATCGCATGCAGAGGCCCAGACGATCACCCTCAAGGATTTGATGGAATTTTGGCGTCGACCGCTGATCAAGATTGGCCAGGCGAGCGAATGCCCATGCTGTGGAAATATCAGAACGCTTAAATGCCGTGGACTCTGCGGTGGATGCAACAGCGCCAAGGTAGCGAAGCAGAACCTCGCAGGGCCAGCCCTGCTGGAGCATTTGGCCATGCGGGCCGGTGGCGACAAAAATATCCAGACCGAAGCATCACAAAAAACTAATCAGGTATCCACCAGCCCGGTCATGGTGCCGTCATCTCCTGCGGCCCCCCCCGCCGTGGCCGGGCAGGTGGAGTGTAACGATCCATTGAAAAATTTGACCACCTTGAGGCTGGCACTGTGCCGATCTCTGGGCCTTGATGACAATACTCCCTGGTATGAGATCCCGGAGCATGTCGACAAGCTGGTTATGCGCCTGAAAGACAGAACAGAAGAGAATGACATCCTCTCCGCAATGTGCGGCGAAGTGGCGGATATCCTTGGTGCTGGTGCGGCAGACAACCTTTCCCAGGTTGCCAGACGACGCAAGGATGAATCTGCCATGGCTATCAGGGAAATCAACAAGAACCTTGAACTCCGGCAAGAAATTGCCAGTCTCAACCGACTATTGGCCACCCATCCCCTGGAAACACCGGCAGCAACAGAGGAGAGCATCGTCGCCAAGTGGTCAGCATTGCCGGCTCCAGACGGTTACGAGGCATTAACCGCAGTACTGCAGGATGCAATTGACCAGGCTGCCAACGGTAAGGGCCTGGAACGCCACGCCGATGATCAGCCATTCCACAATCAACCCATCATGCGTGAGACGCAGGCAGTTGGCCTCGGGTTCCCTGCAGGTCAGGCCCGCAAGAAGATACTCGAGGCGGTGCGCGGTTGTGATGATCATCCGGAGCGTGCTGTCGCAGACTTGTTGGGAGCCATCAACTACATCGCCGCACTGGTGATCGCCATCCGCTCTAGCATTGCGGAGCTGGCTGCATGATCGATCCCACCTGGGCCTTGACAGCAGCCAGCGTGATCGGAGCCGCTTTGAACGCAGTTGGTCGCCGTGCCGGGTTCACTGTCTGGATATTCAGCAACATCGGTTGGGTCATCGCCAATGCCTCCCGTGGTCTGTGGCCACAGGCCGGTCTTTTTGTCGCCTACCTCGGCTTTTCCGTGGTGGGCTTTTTCATGTGGCCATCCAGCTCGACAACCAAGACGCAGAAAGAGGTCACCCATGATGCCGCCCTTTAACTCTGGCATGTATCAATCAGAGGGCCACCGCTTATCGCAAGCCGCAGACTTCGGGCAGCCACCGTCGTTCGTCGTAGCCTTGAAGGTGCCGACCGTTCCGGTGGCCGTACATTCTTTCGGAGTCGCCACTCCCCGGCTCGCCCCCCTCCCCCCTTTTCAAAAAGTCACGCCAAAGGTCCATGACGGTCGCGGGTCCTTTGGGGCCATTCAAAGCACAAGGGTCGGCCCCCCCCGGTTTATTGGTACACAAAAAATTCTCAGAAGACCGGAAAACCGGAAAATAGCGAATCCATTGTCGGATGCGCAAATTATGTCAATCTTTTGACCAGTTAGCGATGACAGGATCAATGTGGAGCATTTAGGCGAATCAGGGGGAAGTGCGTGGTCGAAAATGATGGCGATATGAACCAATTCCCCTCGGATATGGACGAAATCAAGAGACTGAGCCAGGAGCGGGCGGATGCCGAGCGCGATGCGGCGCAGACGGATGCCCCTCAAGGAGTCGCCGGACTGCCACTTGAGTTCATTACCGATTGCCGGGCCAAGAACGAAGTGGGCGACTCTGAAATTTATTGCGCGCTCCACCGCAAGAAATACGCCAAAAACGTTGATACCCTTGGGACATGGTATGCCTTTACCGGCCATCACTGGCAAGTCGATAAGACAAACCGCTCTCTTGATGCGGTTGAAGACGTGGTCCAGGCATACCTCCGCGAGCTGGCCGATGTCGAAGAGAAAATGCTCAGTCTTCATGGGGACGAAAACAAAAAGGATATCGTTTCCAGGCTGGCTAAAAAACAGGAGGCGATAATCAAACGCTGCAGCAGACTCCGAACCGGCAGAGGCCGCAAGAACGTGCTGGACCTGGCCACCTCCAACTCACAGCCGCTGGTGATCGCTTACGATCAGCTCGACCAGGACCCGTTTCTTCTGGGTGTGAAGAACGGCGTGGTGGATCTACGCACCGGCCTCCTCCGAGACGGCCGTCCGGAAGATCTGATTACCATCGTCGCCCCGACCGCATACCAAGGCATCACCGCCAAGTGCGCTGCCTGGAAAAGTTTTCTCCTCGAGGTGCTGGTGGATCCGACCATAATCGACTACCTCCAGCGCCTCCTGGGATATTCAATCATCGGCGCGGATCTCGGTGTCCGGGTCTTTCCTATCTTTCACGGAGAACACTCCCAGAACGGCAAGGGGACCATCAAGGAAGTTGTGCTTTCCGTTCTTGGCCAAGTGGCTGGTACCATCCAGTCAGAGATGCTGATCGCCACCAAGTTTGCCAAGGCGGCAGGCAGCCCGACCCCGGAGATCATGGACCTCAAGGGAAAACGGCCGGTATTCGCCAGCGAGACCGAAAAAGGGCAACGCTTTGCGACCGCCGCGGTCAAGCGATACGCCGGCGGCGACAAACTCAAGGGCCGAGGCCTGCAGGATCGTGATTTCACAGAGTTCATTCCCAGCCATACCATGTTCCTGCTCACCAACTACACGCCGCATGCGCCGGCGGATGATCACGGCTTCTTCAACCGGGCCAAGATAATTCCCTTCCCGTTTTCGTTCGTGGAGGATCCCAAGGCGCCATACGAGAAAAAGGCGGATCCAAACCTGAAAGAGAAGCTGCTGGCCGAGGCCTCCGGAATTCTCGGCTGGCTGGTAGAGGGGGCGCTGCTATTCCAGCAGCAAGGGCTGGCCACTCCGGACAGCATCAAGGAGCCGACCGCAGCATACAAGCGGGGCGAAGATCAGATCCTCGATTTCGTGGAGGCCTGCTGTCTCCAGGACAAACACCTCCAGGAGAACGCCACCAATCTTTACACCGCTTTCCGGGCATGGTGGCGAGAAAACGTCAACAACAGCCCGCCAAACGCCAGAAACTTCGGAGACGGGCTCAAGCTCCACTTCAAAAAGGAGAAGAAAGGCACTGTCACCTACTTTGGCCTGGAGGTTAAGCCGGACATTCTTGAGAAGGTCCTAAAAGACGGAAATCCCTCTGATTCTGGTGGGTTATGGTCAAAATAATGGATAGTTGGATAGTTGGACAGTGCATATCTACAGAAATAATTCATACGGGGGAATGTTTACGCGCGCACGTATTATATAACCCTCCAACTGTCCAACTATCCAGAAAAGAAGAAGAGAGAAGAAGATGAGTATGATGCAATTCTTTAATTTTCCTGGCTTTTCAGGATTTCGCGCCGGCGGGAAAAACGGTGGAGAGTACCAGGGCAAATGTCCAGGCAATGGTCCGGACTGCGTTTCTCTTGAGGAAAACACCGACCGGATGCGGGTGTGGCCGCTGCAGGGCAATGTCGGCACCTTCAGTTGCCGCAAGTGCGGTCGGGGCGGAGACGCCATCCAGTGGCTGCGCGATTTTCAGGGCCTTGGCTACATCGAGGCATGCTCCTATCTCGGGATCGAGCCGAAGACCCAGGCCAAGGCCTCGGTCCCCGGGCGTTCATCCGCACCCAGGCCTGTCCTGGAGCAGTCTCGCAAGATCACCATCCACCCCACCACCTCACCATCACCGGTGTGGATCGAGCATGCCGAGAAGTTCGTGTCCTGGTGCCACGAGCAGCTGCTGGCCAATCAGGAGCAGCTCGACTATCTCGCTTCAAGGGGCATCACCCAGGAAGCTGCCATAGACTGCAGGCTCGGATGGAATCCGACGGACACTTACCGGGCCAGGGAGAGTTGGGGCCTGCCCACCGAGCTGCACGGACAAACCGGCAAGGCTAAGCGTCTCTGGCTGCCTTCCGGCCTGGTCATCCCGGTTTACCGCGGCGGCGTACTTCACCGGATCCGAATTCGCCGCCCTGATTACGAGCGGGCAAAGAACTGTGAAAACCTCAAATACTACCGGATACCAGGTTCAGCCGGAACCACCATGATCCTGGGAGAGTCTGCCCGGGCCTTCGCCGTGGTCGAGGCGGAGCTCGACGCCGTGGCCATCTTCGCGGCCGCTGCGGATCTGGTTGGCGCCGTGTCCATCGAAACACTTGAGGGAAACCTGGACGCCGAGGCCTACGCGCTCCTCTTCGGATCCCTGGCCATCATCGATGCCCTCGATGCGGACGACCCGAAAACCCCGGCCCTGCAGCGGGCCCTTGCAAAATGGTCCGCCACCTTCGACCGGCATCTGCGCTGGCCGGTGCCGGTGGGCAAAGACCCGGGCGAGGCATTCAAGGCCGGGGTGGATCTCCGCGCCTGGATCAAGGCCGGCCTGCCTCCGGTTTTCCAGATCGGTTCCGGCACTCCGGACCGTCCCGGACAGTCTCTTTCTTCTGGTTTGGTGGAGGGGGCGGCGGATGTTGAGGCGGTTGCGGTGGAAGCGATCACGGCCTCGGATGAAGTTGAAAAAAAGGAAACGGTGGTTGCGGCCCCAGCGTCCGGTGATGATCTTGCCGAGCTCGCCGGGTTGCTGGCAAATACTCCGGTTCGGGTGATCAAGAGCCAGGACCCCTGCGAAGTGCGTATCAAGTGGACACCGGCCTGGCGCTCTGCAAACCTTGCCGCCGCTGCCAGAATATCGGATCTGGTGTTCAAGTCGGAAGCGGTCGGCAAGGCAATCCATTACCACCCGGCCAAAGAGATTCATGCCGGTAATCTTATCCAGGGAGGATGATCATGCAGCCAGAAGATATTGCGCGTCAAAACGAAGCCCTCAAGGAAACCAGCCGCCTTCTCTTTGGAGATTCCGCAGAACTCCGCATTGTTGATCCGGCATCCCTGGTTATTCTCAAAGAAAATGCCCGTTATTTCAAAAAGGAAACCTTCAAGCAGCTGGTGGCCAACCTCCGGCAGGATCAGCGGCTTTCCAGTGTCCCTCTCTGTTATCCGATGGATGACAGCAACCGGCTGGAAGTGCTCTCCGGAAATCACAGGGTAAAAGCCTCTGTCGAGGCCGGAATCCAATGGATCATGGTAATCGTGATCATCGAAGCAATAGAATTGAGCCAAAAAATTTCTATCCAGCTCTCCCATAACTCCCTGGTCGGTGAAGATGACCAGCAGATTCTTGCCGGACTCTGGGCCCGCATCGATGACATCAAAGCAAAATGCTACGCCGGGCTTTCCAGCGAAACAATCGGTGAGCTGCAGAATGTAAAGCTGCTTAATTTCAGCACCCCGCAGCCGCGCACCAGGCAGGTGACTTTCGCCTTCACCGAAATGGAATTCGGGGCTGTCGCAGAGATTATGGACGAACTCGGGCGGATCCCCTCAGATAACGTCTATCTTGCCCAGGCCGATCAGTTTGACGCCTTTTTCAAAAAACTGCTCGCGGTCAAGAAGAAGGACAATATCAAGAACGGCAGTCTGGCCATGCTGCGCCTGCTGGAAAAGCTGGAAGAGGTGGTCTGAGATGTCATTTATCGGAGCAGTCGCCGCCTCTGTCCGGCAGACCCTGGCGCAATACGCAAAAGAAATTGAGCACCCGGTGCTGCTGATCGGCGCCGGAAACTTCACCGTTGCTTCGGCCCTGCGTTCCGGAGGATATACCGGGCCCATAACGGCTTGTGATGTTTCCCTTTACACCTCGGCTCTTGGCGCATTTCTGGCGGACAGCCCTTTTGATGTCAGCGAAAACCCGGAGTGCCCGGAACAGTTGCAAGGGATGCTCCGTCTCGACTCGCCCGTGGATGTCGTGGCCTCCATCGCCCTGCTCTACGATCTGCGGGAAGTGTGGCAGATAAAGAACCCATATCAAGAAAAGGTCATGCGCCAGTATCGGCTGGAATGGGAAACCCTGCTCGCCACCACCAGAGAGAAGCTACAGATATACAAGAAGCATATAGGCCCCATCGACTACCAGGCCAAAGACGGCTTTGAGCTTCTGGCCGAGAAATCCTCGGAGCATACGGTGTTCGCTTTCCCCCCGACTTACCGGGCAGGCTATGAGCGCCTGGAAAAGCTGTTGCGCGCCTCAATCGCCTGGGAACAACCTGCCTACAAGGAAATGACCGACAAAAGCATGGAACTGTACGAGGAAATTTCCCGCTTTACCTCATATTTTGTGGTCCTGGAAAAAGACCTCCCGGATGTGCATGCAATCCTTGGCCAGCCGTCCGCCATTCTGCCGCGCGGCCGGAACAGTTTTTCCCACATCATCGCTAAAAGCGATCGCCGCCGGATCGTGGGTCGCAAAGTAGTCAAAAGTGAAGCCATCGGCCCTATCTGGCCTGCCGACCGGGAAGTGACCGGAAAAGAACAGCTCTCCTTTGCAAAAATCACCTTTGGTCAATCTATCCGAATGAATGAGTTGTTCCTCTCTTCGCGGATCGACTATTTCACCGGCGGCGTCGGCGTCTCCCTGGCCTTCCTGCTCGACGGCCACGTAATCGGCAAGGCGGATTTCTGCCCGTCCTCGCACCAGTGGAAGCTGCCGGATGACAGGCCCATGATCTACCTGATGTCCGACCTGGCAGTGCCCAGCGTTGAAAAGCGGCTGGCAAAACTGGTGTTGCTCTGTCTGCTCTCCAAAGAGATCAAGGAGATCCTTGACCTGCGTTACATAGAGGACTTTGGCTGGATCACCACCAGCGCCTTTGCCAAGCACCCGGTGAGCATGAAGTATCGCGGCATCTTTACGCTCCATAAACGCAAAGAGGCGGAGGGCGGTTTCCTGCTCAACTACTGTGCAGAGGCCGGGGCGCACAATATCGCGCAAGTGCTTGAAATATGGACAAAAAAAACGAGGAAATAAGCAAATAAAAGTGTACTTCCGTGGCCCGTTTGGTATCATAAGTATATGGAATAACATTACTTTTTACCAAAACGGAGGACACGGAAATGAAAAAAGTGAACAAAAAAGCAACAAAGGTACTCGACAAAATGCGGTCCATGATGACGGAAAACTACCTCAAACTAAGCAACAACGACACGTTTATGCCGGTTGTTGTCGAAAGGGTCGGGTCCATCGTCGTCGGAAAGCAGAGTTGCGAGCTGATCAGCGTCGCACATTACGGAGAGCAGAACGGCGACCTGATGCGGGATCCGGAAATTGTCTTTATCCGCGACGAGCAAGGCAACTATTACCCGGAGAGCATTATCCAGGATTACATCGGGGTCTGTCGTAAAGCGGTCACCTGCGATGATGAGGGCAAGGCTGTCCGTTTCAACCCTCGGCAGCAGCGGGATATTGCGGCATTTACCGGCATGTGGATGGAGAATATCCGTTATCAGCAGGGAATTTGAGGGGCTCGCCATGGATATCATGATCTTGGAACAGAGCGAAGGCAACAACGTGAAATATTTCACCCTGAAAGCCGGAAACAAGGAGGCCTTTGTCTCGGTCCACCGAGACGGAACCATACAGGTGTGCTGCAAAAACGCCTCACACAGAGTCTGGAGAGGAGCTGGCCGCATCTTCGACGATAAAGCGTCTGCCCTGGCCAGCTACAAATCAAACGAAATGAGAGCCATGATCGAGGCGGCAACTTGCGGCCTCGATCTGAACCAGCTTGCTGCAACAAGCGTCCAATAAAAACGACAGAAAACGAAGAGGAGAACCACCATGACCACCAACACCGCGCAACAACAGACAATCGAACAGATCAAGCTGAACAAGATCATTGCCAACCCACTGAACCCAAGAAAGAACTTTACCGGAAAGGCTTATGAGGACCTGCTTGCCTCGGTCCGTGAAAAAGGAGTGCTCCAGCCCATTATGGTCCGACAGCTCCCGGACAAGAAGTACGAGATAGTCTTCGGAGAGCGCCGTTGGCGTGTCAGTTGCGACCTTGCCAAGGAAAACGGGGGTCTGTCCAAGCATGCCATCCCGGCCATGGTGCGCGATCTGGACGACAACGAAGCCTTTGAGATTATGACCATCGAGAACCTCCAGCGCAACGACATCACAGAGCTGGAGGAGGCAAACAGCTTCAAATTATATATCGACCGGATGGGCGACGAAGCGGTCCCGATTCTGGCCGAGAGGATCGGTATCAACCCTGCCTATATCCGCCGCCGCGTCAAGATACTGGAGCTTCCGAAAGAGGTTCTTGAGGCCTGGGCACAGGGCAGCCTGAAATATGGCCACCTGGAACAACTCACCCGGGTTGGTGACAAAAAGCAGGTAAAAATACTGTTTGAATGGATGGAAGAACAATCCAGGTTCCGGCATGTGGCGGTGCGGGATCTGGCCCGCAAGATCGACAGTGAATCTCCGGAGTTGAAGTCGGCTTTTTTCGATGTCGACAAAGCCGGGTGCGCCACCTGCTTCCAGAACTCGGATGTCCAGAAGAGCCTGTTCGGCTCCGCCTCTGATGCCATTCAGTGCAACAATCCGAAATGCTTCAAGCAGAAACAGAACAACTGGCTCAAGGACAACTGGAATGATTTCCGGGCAAAGCACAAACTGCCCACCAACGGCTTCCGTTTTTCATCGGATTTTCAGTGGAATGATTACGAGGAGATCGGCAGCTGGCAGAAGACGCCGAAACCATGCAAATCCTGCGAGTCCTTCTTTTCCCTGGTGTCGCTCACCGGCAAGGTGGACCGGCCCAAGGTCTGCATGGGCGACAAGGCCTGTTTCAAGAAAACCACCACCGAAGCCTGGAGTGAAGGCAAGAGCGTGGAAAAGACTGCAGCGGCCAAGGCGGCTGGCCCCAGGGTGGCATGGCACGGAGAGCACTTCCGCGATCTTTTCTTCCGGGAGGCCTTGCCCGCCAAAATACAGGCCGGTGGGGTCGATTCAGCGAGCCGTCGGCGGCTGATCCTCTTTGCCCAGCTCGTTTCCAACCGGGATCTGCAGCCGTGGTTTGTTCAACGCCACAAAATGGCAGGGGAAAAGGAGATTGATACCTGGACCAGGCTTTCGGACGAAGAGATCATGGTCAAGCTGGCCACCATGAGCGGCCAGGAGCTTGAGGAAGAGCTGGTGGCCGCCGCCCTGGAAACCTTTCTGCAAAAAGACAAGGTGACCTGTGCCGGACGTTGGCGGGCGGCGGAGCATCTTGGCATCGACATGGCCCAGGAGTGGGCGATCACCGAAGAGTATCTCGACAAGAAAACCGTAGCTGAAATGATGGCCATGGGCGAGTCCCTGGGGATCTTCGCAGAGGAACAGGCGGTGAAATTCCTCACTGAAACAATCGGCAAGCCGGAAGGAGCCTACGGAAAATGTAAGAAAGGAGAGCTGAAAAGGGTCTTCCTGGAGTCCGGCGTCAATCTGGTTGGCCGGGTGCCCTCGGAGATTCTAGGAGCATGACCGGAAGGCGAAGAAAAACCCCTCCCGCTGCAACAGGAGGGGCCGAAGAGAAGAACCGCTCCCCCTTAAAGGGGAAGGTTCTGCGGACACTATAAAGAAGAAAAAGCCAGGACTCAAGGAGTTTCCGAGAGTCCTGGCTTCCGAGTTGAGGCCCCGGCTTATAGAGCCGGAAAGTGGCCCCGCCCCGCGCCAACGGGGCAGGGCCTGCACAATACCCCTAAAAGGGAGGGATATTGCACGATGTGGACTATAGAAAAGAGCAGAGGAAAAAGCAATGATCCAGACATCCTATTTTGCAAGCAAGGCGCCGGCGGAACGAAAGGTGTGCATATCTCTCAAGCGTCCGCGGTTTTTCAGCAAGGGAGGGCTGTGGGTTGTAGAGCTTGCCCCGTCTAATCCCTGGGCGGAAGACTGGCGGGAGCAATACAGGCGGGATTTGCGGGACCGCTTCCCGACTCCGGACAGGCTGGCGGAAGTGCTTGCCTATATCGAGGGGAAGGTTCCGAACCCCATATTTTGCTGCTACGAAAAAAACCGAGATGAATGCCATCGCGGGGAGCTGGCGGCGCACGTGAGAGAGGTTCTAGGCATCGAATTGCCGGAGTGGGAGCTTGGCAGGTAATGGATCGCAACGAACTGGATAGCATCCTTTCGGAGTCCGGAAAAACGGATTTGTCGGTCCTGATATCCGCCAAGGAGGAGGCCAAGCAACGGGCCTTGCAGGATCCCTCCGCGACCAATTTGGTGGCCATGGAACGGGCAACCAACATGATCGAGAAACACCTGGCCAAGGAAAAAGCGGCCGATCAGGAACCGGAAGCGCAGTTCCAGGACACCAAGAACGGTGCCGCTGTTCTGCGTTACCTGCAGGACAACGGCTGGAATCTGGAGAAGACTCAGTTTTATCAGCACGTCAAGCAGGGAAAGCTGGTCAGAAATGCCCAGGGGCTTTATACCCGGCGCGCCGTGCTCAAGTATGCCAAGGATTGGGTACCTCGTGCGGAAACCGGCAAGAAGGACAGGGAAGACCAGGACGACCTGCAGCGGATCAAGCTCGAAGAAGAGATCGAGCGGATCAGGGTCCAGCAGAAGCGGGAAAACTTCAAGTTCGATGTCGAGCGCGGCAAGTACCTGCTCCGGGCGGAAGTCGAGCAGGAGCTGGCCGGCCGCGCCGTTGCCCTGGATGCCGGTTACAACCACATGGTTTACAGCCGGGTGCAGGAATTTATTTCCGTGGTCGGCGGCGATCCGGCCAAGGCGAGCATGCTGATCGAGCTGCTGTTGACAGCAAGGGATGACTGGTTCAATCAGTATGCCTCGGCAATGGATATCGAGGTTGAGCTTGCCGAGAACATGCCACCGGATGAATGAATCATCCCACCATAAAACAAGGTATTTTTTGCCTGTTATTATCGAAAAAACAGAGAGTTATCCTGAAAACTCAAAGAAACGAAAAATGAAAAAAACAGTCAAAAACAGCATAACAATCCCGCAGTCGACTGTTGATGAGCTGGCGCGGCGCCACGGTGGAAAGAAAAACGCTCTTTCAGGACAGGTGAGCAGCGACCTGCGCTTTTACCATGCCCTGCTGGATCTGCTCGGCATGGAAGCGATGATCGATGGCAGTTTCAGCGAGGCGGAGATCCTGCTGCTGATCGCCGCCACCACCGGCATGAAAGTTGATCCGGGAAGCATTGCCGGAATCGCCCCGCGCATTGCCGCCGCGCTTGCCGAGCATACCAGCAAGGACAACCACCAGGCCATGTCGCTCCTGAGCCACAAGGTTATGAAGCTCTCGATCAGCAAGGCGTTGTGGCTGTGGGACAGGCTCACGGTGTACCGGGCCAACAGCGACCAGAACCAGAACCGGGGGTATCTTCTGGCCCTGTTTGGGGTGCGATGAACCAAGATGACGACAAAAAAAGGAGAAACATCATGAAGAATAAACTGACTGATCTCAATGACCACTTGTTTTGCCAGTTAGAGCGACTGTCCGACGAAGAAATAAAAGGGGAAGCATTAAAAGAAGAGATCGAACGCGCCAGGGCAGTATCACAGGTAGCGAGTCACATCATCGGCAATGCAACTTTGGTGTTGAACGCACAGAAAGCGCTTAACGACGGCTTGATCCGCCGTGCTCCACTCATGATGATCGGTGCAGTCAATGAAGCGGCGGAATAGGTACACGGTAGAGCAGCTGGCTTTCCTGCGGACCGGATACGCCACAATGTCTATCCGGCAGCTCACTCCTGCGTTCAATGCGAAATTTGACTTGGAAAAGACGGAGACCCAGATCAAGGCGGCATTGAATAATCACCGCATCACTTGCGGCCGAAAATACGGCGAGCGGATCTACTCCGCGCATTTGTACACCGCGGAGCAGGTATTTTTTCTACGGTACAACTATATGGGCCGAAGCGTGGCCGAGTTGACCGGCGTGTTCAATAAATGGTTCGGCGCAGACATGACGGAACGCCAGATCAAAACCTTTGTCCATAACCGGGGAATTACCTCCGGCAATACCGGAAGGTTCGTGAAGGGGCAAAAATCATGGAACAAGGGAGTTAAAGGCTACATGGGGCCCAACCGGACCAGCTTCAAAAAAGGCAGTGTGCCGAAAAACCGGAAGCCGCTCGGCACCGAAAGAATCTGCTCGAAAGACGGGTTTGTGCTTATAAAGATCGCCGAGACCAACCCATATACCGGGTTCCCGACCCGGTACAAACACAAGCACGTCCATGTCTGGGAGAAAAATAACGGCCCGGTGCCCAAGGGGCATGTGGTGTCCTTTATCGATGGCGACAAGCTCAATTGCAATCCTGAAAATCTGATGCTGCTCAACCGCAAGGAGCTGTTGTGCCTGAACCTGCTCAACTATCAAGCCACACCGGCAGAATTGAAACCTTCGGTGCTGGCCCTGGCAAAACTTGAAGCAAAAGCCGGGATCAGGACACACCCGGGTAGAGGACGCAAGAGGAAAACAAAAGGAGCTTGTCACCATGAAGCCATCTGAAAAACGCATTGCAAAAGGGTTGTGGTGGGATCGCAACTGGCCTGTGCTGGAAGGTTGCACGCCCTGCTCGCCTGCCTGCGATAACTGCTTTGCCGCCAAATATGCTCACAGGTTTAAAGATTCGCTCCCTTCCCTTCGCGGACTGACCAACCAGGAAGGAAAATGGAATGGCATGGTGATGATATGCAGAGATCAGCTCAAGCTGCCGAGTACAATCAAAAAGCCAACCGTCTGGTTCGTGACCGAACGCAGCGACCTGTTCCACCCTTTGGTTCCGTTTGGGTACATCCAGGCCGTTCTCACCTATGCGGCAATGGCTCCACATCACCGCTACATGATCCTTACCAAGCGGCCAGAGCGGATGGCGGAGTTTTTTCAATGGATGAACAGCGAGTCCACCTACTCCGTTGAGACGCTTCAAGATTGCTTCTGGTTCGGGGTAACGGTTTGGGATCAGGCCAGCGCAGACAGGAGCATTCCTATCCTGTGCGGCCTGCAGGTTGCTCACAAGTTTATTTCCATAGAGCCGATGCTTGGACCGGTAAACATCCTGCGCCACTGCAACCGGGAAGCGGCGGCACACTCTCGGTTTAGACCTGTTCCTTGTGTTGACCTGGTCATCTGCGGTGGTGAATCAGGGCATGAAGCCAGGGCGCTGTCTCCTGAGTGGGTAAACTTTCTGCGTTACCAATGCACCGACGCAAAAATACCTTTTTTCTTCAAGCAATGGGGGGAATGGAGCCACCAATCGCAAGCAGATTTTACATCCAGCCCCTTTACAGCACTGTCCAGCAGAAACGCCATGTATCACGTCTGGGGAGATGGGACCAGATCATACCGCGTCGGAAAGAAAGCAGCCGGTCGTCTGTTGGACGGAAAGGAGCACATGGAATTCCCAGGAGAAAGCGAATGTGCACAATAACCTGCGGAGAATGCGGAGCGGAAAACCTCTTCGAGATGTGGCTTGAGACCATCTCCGGAATGATCATGCCGAAAGATGTTTTTCAGTGCCCGGCCTGCAAGGTTTCCATCAAGAAGACCTTCGGGACGCCAAAGATTTTGCGGACGGAAGACGGGGATCTGGAGCGCGTCATTCCTGGCGAGGTGTCTCTGGTCCGTGTTCCGGCGAGACTGTAAGGAGAGAATATGGCCATTCTAAATTTGACTCTCAAGAAGAAGTGGTTTGACCTGATAGCCTCCGGACAAAAGACAGTAGAGTACCGGGAATTCAAGCCATATTGGGTGTCACGGCTGATGGCCAACGGTGCTATTCGGCAGGACTTCACAGAGGTTCACTTCCGAAACGGACACTCTCGGAATGCGCCGTTCATTCGGGTAAAGCTCCACAGCTTAACCGTTTATCGCAATGACTTCATCGCGCCCATGCACGGTGAAGAGATAACGGCTGACAAGTATTTTCTGATCAGCCTCGGTCCGGTGCTGGAGTTGAGAGCGTAATTAATTTGTCGCTCAAAAAAGCGAAAAATTGAGGCACAAAGGAGCTTGATCATCATGAGTGAGGTTCTAAATTCTCCAACCGAAACAAAGCATTTCTCGGCTATTCCTTCTTGCTCGTATTGCGGAAAATAAATAAATGACCATCCCCCAACCAATCACCCTTACCGGATCCCGCCCATGGCTGCCGCTGTCGCTGCACCAGCGGCCGGCACCGGTGCGCATCTCCTTCCGGTTTTCGGCGGCGGAGCGGCGCGTCTTTCGCAAGCGGCGCAAGATCAAGGTGTCGGAATGGTGTGAGAAGCATCGCGTCTTGACCATGAGCTCACTGGCCGGGCCGTGGCGGAACGACATCACCCCGTACTTGGCCGGGATCATGGATGCCTCGTTTTTTGTCTCGGTCCGCGAGATTGCCATGTGCAAGTCTCCGCAGACAGGCGGCTCCGAGGGCGTAAACAACTGCATCGGCTATGCGGCTGACCGTGACCCGGGCCCGGTGATGTATGTTTTCCCGGACCAGGAGGTCTCCAAAGAGAACTGCAACGACCGCATCCAGCCCATGTTCACATCGTCGCGGCGGCTGCGCGAAACCATGACCGGCCGCATGGATGACGCATCATCCATGCGGATCAATCTCAAGCACATGCCAATTTATATGGCCTGGGCCAGGTCGGTTTCCCGCCTGAGCAACAAGCCGATCCGCTACATCGTTTTCGATGAAACCGACAAATACCCCGAGTCAAACAACCGGGAAACCGATCCCATCCGATTGGGAGAAGCCAGAAAAACCACCTACCGCTGGAACTACAAGATATGGAAGATCTCCACCCCCTCGGTGGAATCAGGATATATCTGGCAGTCTCTGCAGAATGCGCAGGTGATTTTCGAATATCAGGTGTGCTGTCCATCCTGCAGCGGTCGGCAGGTTATGTCCTTCGAGCGGATCCACTGGCCGGAGGATGAGCGCGATCCGAACATCATTGAGGCCCAGGGGCTCGCCTGGTACGAATGCGAACATTGCGGAGCGCACTGGGACGACCACCACCGCGACCAGGCAGTGCGCCTCGGCGGCTGGGTGGCAAAGAGCAGCGATCCGGACAAGCCGGATGGCCGGGAACTCTTCGCCTATCTGGAGGCTGTCCGCCCCCGCAAGATAGGCTTCCACCTCCCCTCCTGGCTGTCTCCCTTCGTTCCGCTGGCCGAGATCGCCGCCGCCTGGCTCAAGTGCCGCAAGCCCGGCACCAAGGTAATCGACCTCAACGCCCACAAGGATTTTTGCAACCGCTACAAGGCGGAGCCGTGGCTGGAGCATCACCAGGAACGGGAAGAAGATAAAATCCTCGCCCTCTGCGACGACCGCCCCCGCGGCCTGGTGCCGGCAGGCAATCAAGTGGCCTGCCTGCTCGGCACCGCCGACACCCAGGACAACGGGTTTTATTACAAGATCAGGGCCTGGGGCTATGGCCTTGAGCAGGAAAGCTGGCTGATCCGCGAGGGGTTTGTCGATACCTTCGAGGCCCTGGAAAAGGTCTTCTGGCAGGATGAATACCTGGACGCCTCCGGCCGGAAATATGTTCTGCACTTCTGCGCCATCGACGCAATGGGCCACCGCACCAAGGAGGTCTACGACTGGTGCCGGGCCAGAAAGGGAAAGATCGTGCCGCTCAAAGGCGAGGAGCGCATGGCCACCCCGTTTTCCTGGACAACGATCACCACCTACCCCGGCACGAAAAAGGCGATCCCGGGCGGCGTGCAGCTCCTCCGGATCAACACCAATTATTTCAAAGACAACCTTGCCACCAAGCTGGAAATCTTCCCGGCAGATCCGGGAGCATGGCATCTGCACAAAGACTACAACTCGGAGTGGGCCCAGCAGATGTGCGTCGAGTTCGTCAACGGAAAGGGGTTGTGGGAGTGTCCGGAGGGGAAAGCAAACCACGCTTTTGATGTCGAGGTCTACAACCTGGCCCTGGCGGATCTGGTGGAGGTGAAGTTCTGGCCCAGGCCGGAGGAAGTGCAGGAAGACAGTTCAGGACGAAGGGTGCGCAGTAAAGGCGTGGAAGCTTAACCAAGAGGAAACAACGATATGACAACAGATGCTTATGAAGAAAAACTGCTCTCCGCAACCAACGAAGCCAAGAGTGGGGTTGATTACTCCGCCCAGGATGGCGCCACCTGTCCACACTGCGCCACTCCTCGCGCCAGGATTACCGGTTCCCTGCCCTGGGAGGATGGATTCAAAACGCGCTACCACAAGTGTAGCAACCAGGATTGCCCGCTTCACAGAATGGATATAACCATCAAGTCCGTGCAGGTTGATCCGGTTCGGCAGCGAGCAATGGGTGGGTGAGATAACCTAAGGTGTTTTTTTCTGAGCAACAACGAACTTTGAAGTGTTTTCTAAAACCCTTAAAAGCTCCTTTTGTATTTTCCCCTGAAGTTCAAATTGATCAATATGGCCTTGTGGTATGTAAAACTTATCAAGATCAGTTTGTTTCACTGTTGGATAGTCCAGATCATTGGCTATTTCAGATAGAAGCTCCAGCCAGGTATGCTCTCTCTCCTGAGATGGTGGTTGAGCAAGAAGCGTATAATATTTGTGCCAAAGATCCACAACTTTTTGATTTTTTGAAAAAACAACATCAAGGGTATTAAGAACCTCAACCATTGCGAAATTCGGGGGAATCGACTTTCGATGGGCCATCAAGAGTAGGAACGCCCTATGTTTAGTATCTTGCTTCTCTTTATGCTTTTGATACAGCAAAGTAATTATAACAGCAATAATTGGACCGACAATTACAGCAATAAGATTCATTGTTTCTGTTGTCATATTGAATACCGTGGAGCGCGGCGGCTTCAAGATCACCACCCTCTTGTTGGCCGAGATAGAATTTTAGCGTAGCACCAGGCCGATATTTTGGTTTATGTCTGGTTTCAACCCTTCCAGCCATTTATCCTGGCATTAGCTTCGCAGTCTGCTTTGTTTACATACCCTTGCGTAGAGGCTCCCACAATTCTCCCGTTCGATGCGGTGCGTCTCCAGCGCCATTTTTTCTCCCCGTCTTTGTAGAATTCCCATTTGTCCTGCATCATTCTCCTCCCTGTGATTGTTTTTCTTTTCCACTGGAATAGATCAATGTAAAAGCATCCTAACCACTCTATCACCACCCCCATTCCCCCCACAAGAAAATTCCTGTACACGAAAATTCTTCCACAGGAATTTTCGTGTGGAAGCAAATATCTTCTACAAGATACGACCCCCTTTTTATTTTTTCCTCGCTGCTGCATCTTGAGTGCAACCCACACAGCGAGGCTCACATGCCGGTTGATCTCAGCACAGCACAAGCAATGCTCGAAAAATGGCTCGAAGCCGAGGCCGCCGTTGCCGTTAACCAGGCTTACGAGGTCGCCGGAACCAAGGTCACTCGCGCCGATCTTGATGTAATCGGCCAGCGAATCGATTACTGGCGGGTCCAGGTTTCCCGCCTTGAAAACGGAGGCGACGGGTCCACCCGCTGTCGCCGCGCGGTGCCGGTCGATGATTAATCAATCTCTCATTCTCGATCAGCGCGGCATCCCATACCCGACAGCGGCCGGGATCGGTTCGTCCGCCGGGTATGCCGCCGCCGACCAGTTCAGTCGCGTTACCCGTGGCTGGGCAGCGTCCGACGGCTCCTCCGATGTCCATGTTGACAACGACCTTGATACCCTGCGGAAGTTCTCCGGAGACGCTTATCGCAATATTCCGGTGGCAGCCAGCGCCATCAAGGGCGCGGTAACCTCCATCGTCGGGCCGGGCCTCACTCCGCAATCACGCATTGACCGCGAATTTCTCGGCCTTTCGCACGACGAAGCCGACGCCTGGCAGGACACCGCCGAGCGCGAATATCGTCTTTGGGCTGGATCCAAGGATTGCGATGCCACCAAAGCTCAGGTATTCGAGGAAATCCAAGGGCTGGCTCTGCTTTCAGCGCTGATGAATGGTGATGTCTTTGCCGCCTTGCCGCTGATCAAACGCTCCACCTCCCACTATATGCTCGCCGTACAGCTCATTGAGGGACATCAGGTATCCACCCCGGACGGAATGCTCAACGATCCAGCAATCTCAGGCGGCATTCGCCGCAACAAGCGCGGAGAGCCCGTTTCCTGTTTTGTGCAGACCACGCATCCAGGCTCGCTGTTCAACAACAGACAGTGGCGGGAAGTGCAATTTTTCGGCGACAAGTCCGGCCGGCCGAACATCATCCATCTGTTCGAGCGGGAACGGGTTGGTCAGTCGCGCGGTTTCCCTTATCTCTCCTCGGTGCTGCCCAAGCTCAAACAACTCTCCCGCCTTTCCGATGCGGAGCTGATGGCCTCGGTGGTCACCTCGTTTCTGACGGTTTTTGTCAAGTCTCCGGCTGCCCAGGGTGTCGCCTTCGGCGGCGGAGTCGGCCCGGATGGCAAGCCCCTGGCCAACAAGGTGCAGCTCGGATCCGGAGAGCAGGCCATGGGCCATGGCAACATCGTTGACCTTGCTGCGGGCGAGGAAATAGAGCTTGCAGATCCGAAACGTCCCAATGCCCTGTTCGAGCCGTTCTTCCGTGCCATTGTCCAGGAGATCGGCGGGGCCATTGAGCAGCCGGCGGACGTGATCCTCAAGAGTTTCAACAAATCGTATTCCGCTTCCCGCGCCGCCTTCCTGATGGCCTGGAAATTTTACAGCCGCCGCCGCTCCTGGCTGGTCAACAATTTTTGTCAGCCCATATTCATCGAGTTCCTGCGCGAAGCGGTAATCACCGGCAGGATCAAGGCCCCCGGATTCCTGCAGGATTCGGCCATCCGCGCAGCCTATTGCCAGGCCGAATGGAACGGCCCGATCATGGGCCAGCTCGATCCGCTCAAAGAGGTCACCGCCTCCAAGATGATGTGCGATGAAGATTTCTCCACCCGAACCACCGAGACTCGCAGGCTCACCGGCGGAGATTTTTCCGTCAATCTGCCCCAGCGGATTCGGGAAGAAAAGCAGCGCAGTGATGGTGGACTTCGCTTGATTGAGGGGGGCAATTCACCGGCTGCCGTTTCTCCGCCAGACAAAGAGGAGACCGATGAAGAATGAATAAAAAATATTCAATCCTGGCCACCGAAGTATACGGCAAGCCCTGGCTGATCACCCCTGCCGCCTATCAACAGGTTTGCGATGTGGCCGCCCGTCTCGGAGATCCGGAAGCAGTGCTTGCCAAGCGCGGAGAAAGCCCGGATGAATCCCAGAATATGGAGATCCGCGGCAGTGTGGCCATTATCCATGTCACCGGCCCCATTATTCGCTACGCCTCCATGTTCTCGCGCATTTCCGGCGTCTGTTCGGTGGACGGCATATCATCCGACCTCACCCTGGCCGAGGAGAATCCCTCCGTCCGGTCCATCATCATGCATTATGACACCCCGGGCGGCCAGGCCACCGGCATCAATGAGCATGCCAACCGGATCTTTGCCGCCCGCGCCGCTGGCAAGCCGATCATCGCCTATGTCGGTGGCCAATGCGCATCAGCCGGTTACTGGCCTGCCTCCGCCTGTGCGGAAGTTGTGATCGATGCCACCGCCATGGTCGGCTGCATCGGGGTTGTATTCCGCTTGCAAAAGCCATCAGCGGATCAAAATGTGATCGAAATCGTCAGCGAGCGGAGCCCGAAAAAAAGGCCGGACTTGAACAGCGAGGATGGCCAGGCGCAGATCCGATCCTGGGCCAACGATCTCTGCGACGTGTTCATCGCCTCGGTGGCCAGGTTTCGCGGGGTTTCCGAGGAAACAGTGGAAGCCGACTTCGGCGGAGGAGACATCCTCATCGGAGAAAAAGCCGTATCGGCCGGTCTTGCCGACCGCATCGGCAGCCTGGAAGGGCTTATAGCCGAATTGAATGCACAACCACCGTCGTCCGGTTCCTGGACGGCTCAATCCGGGAAACACTCAACACAGGAGGTACTCTTTATGAACCCGGACGACCTGAAACAGAAACACCCCGAAACTTACGCCACCATCCACGCCCTTGGCATGGAGGCAGGCAAAGCGGCAGTCAACAATGAAACAACCGCCGCAATCGATCAAGCAAAAGCGGATGCATCCGCAACCGAGCTTGCCAGGATCAAGGGCGTTTTAGCCCTGGACAAATCCAAGAAAACGGAATTGTCCGACACCATCGTCAAGCTTGCCCTGGATGGCGCCACCACCCCGGAGGCCGCGGCGTACAAGCTGATGACCGAGCAGGGGGAGGTTGCAACCAAGGCAGCCCAGGATCTCGCCGCCGATGCCGCCCAGATCCCGGTGATAGATTCCGGGTCCGGAGCTGCCGACACCGAAGGATCGGCAGCGGAAGCCAAGGCCGTGGTCGATAATATCGTGGCCGGAGCAGGCCGTTAAAAGCATTCCTCCCGCTGGAGGATAAACAAGGAGGAACACCATGGCAGAAGAAACTTATACCCCGAAAAACCTGTTGGGCGGGGCTTTCCCGCAGGCTTGCAAGTCGGTAACCGTTCTGTCCGGCCAGTCTCTGGCCGAGGGTGCTGTGCTTGGAGAGATCACCAAAGCTTTGGGAGCGGTAGCCCCAGGGGCCAACACCGGCAACGGCACCTGCACCGGTACGGCCCTCAAGAAAAACACCAAGCTCGGCAACTATGTGCTCACCTGCATTACCGCTGCAGCCAACGGCGGCACCTTCAAGGTCGTGGATCCGGACGGCTTCCGCCTGAACGACGCCACGGTCGCAGTTGCCTATGCCAACGACTCCATCGGCTTCACCATCAACGACGGCGCCACCGATTTCATCGTGGGCGACAGCTTCACCATTCCGGTGGCTGCAGGCAGCAAGAAATGCAAGCTGGTGGACAAAACCGCCGTTGACGGCTCCCAGAACCCGGTGGCCATCCTCAAGGAAGCGGTTGACGCCACTGCTGCAGATGCCTCCGGCATCGGCGCGGAAACCGGCGAGTTCAACATCGCCGCCATTTCGCTTGCCGCCGGCACCGTTGCCGCCGATGTCATCGATGCCCTGGCCGCCCGCAACATCTACCTGCGGACCTTGAGCTAAACACTGCGGATATTGAACTAAAAGTCAATCCAACCATTTTTAACAAGGAGTCGACAGCATGAACATCTACGATACCAGAACCATGATGACAGCGGTCAGGCAGCTCCCGCCTGCCAACGCCTGGCTGTTGCGGACTTTTTTCCCCGGCAAAAAGGAATTCACCACCAAGCATGTCGATGTAGACATCATTAAAGGAAAGCGCAAGGTCGGCGCGTATGTCTCGCCCATCAAGGAAGGCAAGGTGCGGACCAAGGAGGGCATGACCACCAAGAGCTTCGAGCCCCCATACCTCAAGGAAAAAGAGCCGATCACCCCGCAGGAGTTTTTCACCCGCGAGGCCGGAAACGTAATCTACGCCCCCGGCGACGGCCCCAATGAGCGCGCCCAGCGCGAACTCGGCCGGATCCTCGGCGAGCTGGACACCAGTTACACCCGGGCCGAGGAAGTGCAGGCCGCTTCCATCCTTGACGGCGGCACCGTGGTCTGTACCGGCGACGGCATCAACGTGCAGGTTGATTTCGGCATGCCCGCCACCCATAAGATCACCCTCACCGGCACCGACCTCTGGACCGACACCACCAACTCAGATCCCCTGACCGACCTGGTGGACTGGTGCAATCTGGTCATCAAGGACAGCGGAATCGTGCCGCGCAAAGCAGTGCTTGGCCTGGATGTTGCCAAGGCGTTTGTTAATCATCCCAAGGTCAAGGATGTGCTGAACAACCGGCGCATCACCATGGGTCAGATCGATCCGCAGCAGCTTCCCGAGGGCGTCACCTATCTGGGCAATGTCTCCCATGCCGGAGTGGCTCTGGATCTCTTTACCTACCAGGAGTGGTATCTCGACGCCAACGAGGTCGAGCAGCCCATGGTTCCGGCGGACAAAATCTGGCTCGGCTCCTCCAACACCGCCAACAAGATCCTGTACGGAGCCATCCAGGACCTCAAGGCCGGAGGCCTGGCTGCCGTGGCCCGGTTCCCGAAATCATGGGATCAGGAAGATCCTTCGGTGCGCTGGGTCATGCTCCAGTCCGCGCCCCTGGTCGCCATGCTGCAGCCGGACGCCTTCCTTTCCGCCAAGGCGGTGTAGAGGTCTGGACCATAACCGGGCGCCCCTTTCCGGGGCGCCCGTAACCAAGAGGAGTCGACCATGTCCGTAACTGAAAATACCGTGCGCTGCACGGCTGTCACCCACCCAAAGGTGAGCGGCAAATACAGAGCCCCCGGCTCCACCTTTGACTGCCCTGCCCATCTGGTCGGGGAATTACTGGAACTTGGCGCGGTGGTGCTTGCGCCGGCAGAGGGACCTTCTTCCGCGGAAATCGAGGCATCCGCCAAAGCGGCCTCCAAAAAGACGGATGATCAATCCGCGGCCAGATTGTCTGCCATTGTTGAAGCCATCCAAAAACTTTCCCCCGATAATCCGGCCAACTGGACCGCGGACAAAAAACCGCAGGTAAAGGCCATCGAGGCCATCGCCAAATTTAATATCAGCGCCGAGGAACGGGACCAAGCCGTTGAAATCCTCAATAAGCAGGCTGAGTAACTTATGTCCGCCTTTCAGGATCAAATGGCCAAGGACTTGGCCGCCATCCACGGAGAACAGGGAGAGCCTGTCATCTATTCGCGCGGCGCTGACTCCGTGGTCGTTCCAGCGGTCTTCCGCGGACTCACCGTGGACGATCTGGTGAGCGAGCATGTCATGGCCGATGCCGTGGTCTGCGAGATACTGGAGGCGGAGATCCACGCGGCGCCGTTCAATCGTCAGCCGCTGCGGGGAGACGTCATCGCCAGAACGCTCCCTGCCGGAGCTGATGGTTCTCCCCGGGTTCAATCCCTGGAGGTTGCCTCCCAGCCGGTGCGGGATGAGTCTGGAGTCTGGCGCCTTACCTGCCAGCAGAACATCCGGGTGACGCCATGATTAAGGTCCAGTTCGACAAATCAGGCATGCGCCGGATGCTCGCCGATTTTCCCAAGCGGCATGCAGCGGCCATGAGCGCTGCGCTCAAAAGCGAATCGTACCGGCTCAACCAGCAGATCCAGAAATTTGCCAAAAGCGAAGGGGCAGGATCATGGAACAAGTACGCCCCGATCACCAAGCCTCTCCGTAAAGGCCAGGGCTACGGAAAATGGGTGGCCAGGTTCAGCCGTTATTTTGTGGATGTGGCCAATCTCACCGCCTTTGCCGGGATGATCGACAAGCAGCCCGGGCAGACCAACACCTCCATGCGGTTCACCCCGATCAGCCGATCATTTGCTTCTTCCGCCAGGCGTCTTTCTGCCGGATTCACCATGGTAATCGGCAGGGAGCAGCAAAGGCAGATCGCCAAAAGACTCACCAGCGCCTCAGGCAGGAACCTGCGCGGGGTCAAGACTGCTAGGGGAATGCAGAGCAAATTGATCAAAACCACGGCCATGATCCCCAGGATCGGGGTTCGCCGCGTTGCGGCCAGGCCATTTGCCGGGCCGGTGCTGCAGCAGGAACATAGCCGCAGCGTTCGCAACATACAGGCCTTGTACGCCGCCAAGTTCAACGGGGTCGGGTATTCGAGAAACTGGGCCAAGGAGTGGGGGAACACATGAGCGACGATCGCACTGCCATCAAGATCGACCTGGTCGCCAAAATCTCCGCCGCCAATCCCACTGTCCCCGTAGACTCCTGGGACGGCGAGGAGGCGGTGTTCAACAATTCCCATGCCTGGCCCAGCCTGGCCGTGGCCTATGCAGGCGCCGAATTCGGCGAGCAGCAGGAGATCGGCAGCGATCAGGCCACCTATGCCAGAAACCATGTGTTTCAGGTCTTTGTCTGCACCGCCAATGTGCATAACGGCGAAGCCGGTGACAACCAGGCCATGGACATCATGGGAGCCTCGGAAACCAAAGTGTCAGGCAAGATCATCGCCGGACTCGGCCAAGCGGAAATAATCGGCGAGGAGCTGGTCCACGTTCACATGGGCCGTTTCCTCTACGTTCAAACCTGGAAAATCACCCTGCTGGAATCACATTAAAAGGAGTACGCGACCATGAGCCTCGACAACAAACTCATCCTTGCCCGCGAGCACAAGATCTTCGTGGTGGCGGAAGCTGCCAGGGGAGAGCTGGCCTACCCTGCCTCCACCAACCTGATTGTCCCTGCCGGGTACGGACAGATCGGCCAGGTGCCGACATATTCCGACAGCGAGGAGATCGTGGATTCCCGCTCTCTCATCGAACAGTTCCGCGATGCGCTGACCTCCGGAGACTGGTCGCTGCCCATGTACCTCCGCCCCTCCGGATCTCCGGGCGTTGCCCCCCAGGGCGGATCCTTGTTCAAGGCGTTGTTCGGCTCGGAAACGGTGGTCGGTTCGACCTCTGTCACCTATTCCCTGGCCAAGCAACTGCCGAGCTTCTCTCTCTGGACCAAGTACGGCGACACCGTGTTTTTCGCCACCGGCGCCACCGCTGATCAGGCCAAGATGGGGATCTCCAAAAAGGGAGCCCTCAAGCTCGATCTTTCCGGCAAATTCATGGCCATGGGCTGGTGCGGCACGGACGAACTTTCCGCCTTGATCGACTACATCGCCACTCCGATAACCGCCATCCCGGTAAAGGATGCAAAAAAATATACGGTCGGCGGAAAAATCAAGGTCGGCACCGATGACAACGCCGGTGCCGGATACACCATCACCGCGGTGAATGTGACCACCAACACCCTCACCATTGCCGTAGGGGTGCAAACAGATCATGCCGTGGACACCGTGGTCGCTCCGTTCCTGCCGGCAGGAACAATCGTCGGCTCCCCTGTCGAATCGCGCACCGCCTCGGTGAGTTTCGACGGCGGCTCGACAGCCATCAAGATCAAGGGCATGGACCTGACAATCGGCAACGGCATCCAGTATCAGGAGGATGAGATCCAGGCGCCCGGCATTGAATACCCCACCGACTACGTGGAGGGGCAGCGGTCAGTCGTCGGAACTGTAACCCTGCTTCTGCGGCGGGACGACCTCAAATATTTTTACGACGGGATCACTGCGGGGGTGGAGAAAAACATCAAAATATCCGCCGGAGAAAATACCGCTGGCAAGCGCGTATCCCTCACCATGGGTCGCAGTCGGATCAAGGCCCCGACCATGAACCCCTCTTCCCCGACCGTGGAGCTGCGCATGGACATCACCGCCCTGGGCACCGCGGGCGAGGATGAAATCTCCATGTTGTTCAACTGATCGGCCGGCAAAACCTGATGATCAACTTTAAGAAAAGGACCGTCTTATGAGGCTGAGAACAACCAAAGCAAACAATATCACCGTTATTGTCGGTGGAATCAATGTCACCGGCGCGCCGCTTCAAGCTTCGGAACTGTCGGCGCTCCGGCGCAAACATACCAGAATTATACAAGGCGTTGAAGTGGTGGATGGGGCAGAGCTCACCATTGAGCTGTTCGACCGCGAAGTAACTGACTGGGATGCCAAAAGCCTGGAGACGGGGGAAGATATTCCCTGTACCGCTGGCCAGAAAAGAATTGTTTACGAAAACAATCCAGACTTCGTGGCCGAGGTTATGGCCAAGCTTTCTGCTGCTGCGGCGGCAGAAAGGAGTGAAGAACAGGGAAACTCACAGCCTGGGCCGAGTGGCACCTCGACCCAGGCCAAGTAAGCTGCGAGGATTGCTCCGAGACCTGGAACGGTGATCCTCCATGCGAGGAGTGCCCCCGCCCGGATCATCTCTATACCGGAAATCATCTGGCATGGAAAGCCTGGGGGATCTGCGATCAGGCAGGCCGCGAAGGCATAGCCGGAACCATGCAGGCCGTGAACATCATCGCCATCCTCACTGCCATGGACGGCAGTGAGGAGGATCTTGACAAGGTGCTGGCTATTGAGGCCATTGCCCAAAGCCACCGAAAATCAGACGGAGTAGAGGACGCCGACGAATGAATCAAGACGCCGCGATCAGCATAGCCCTCCGACTGGTAGACCAGGCCACCGCCCCGATGAACCAGGCCATGGTCATGGTGGAACGCTCCACCCATGCCGCCGAACAACGGATGCGAAGTCTGGACAAAGCGGCGAATATTTTAAAAACCACTTTTGCCGCCATCACCGCCGGGCTTGGGGTCAGGGAACTGATCAATACAGCCGACGAATATCAGAACCTGCATGGCCGTCTTCGGCTGGTGACCAGTTCAGCGGAAGAATTGGCGACTATCGAAAAGCAGTTGTACAGCTTGTCTCAAGAGTCCCGTCAAGGCTACGTTCAGACCATCGATCTCTATACCAGAATCGCCAGATCAACCAAGGATTTGAATATCACAGATTCACAACGGCTGACGGTTACCGATGCGATCAATAAATCTTTGGTAGTCTCCGGCACTTCCGCAAATTCAGCCCAAGCGGCCATTGTCCAATTAGGCCAGGGCTTTGCCTCAGGAGTGTTGCGCGGCGAAGAACTCAACTCTGTTCTGGAGCAGGCTCCACGCCTCGCTGAGGCCATTGCAGATGGCATGGGGGTCAGTGTTGGTCAGCTCCGGGCTCTTGGGAAAGAAGGAAAACTCACCGCCGAGGAAGTGGTGAAAGCTTTGATAAGCCAGTCCGAAGCCGTCAATCGAGAGTTTTCCGAGATGCCAAAAACAGTGGGTCGGGCCCTGTCCGTTGTGAATAATTCGCTGGGAAAACTCATCTCCAATACTGATCAGGCCGGAGGTCTCACCGGCATCCTGGCCGAGAATATTATCTCGGTGGCAGACGCAATGGATGACTGGGGTGACCGCAACAAGGAGGCCACCACCGTTTGGCTGAAAGATTTCAAGCTCGGCCTTATGTCTGCTCAGGCAGAAATCATGCGACTTTCCATGTTGTTGGACAAGGCTGGCGGCACCATGACCTTCCTGGCCTCGCTTCCTTCCGCTATCCCATCTGCGCTTGGTGTTAAAAGCTCGCAAGAACGGATGCAGAGGATGGCTGACTACAACATCATGTACGAGAACAGGTATGCGGAAACCGATCGGCAGTTGATGGCCCTCGCCGAGCGCTACAACGCATTGGAAAGCGGGGTCGGCGCGTCAGCTCCCTCCTTCGCCGGTCGCACCGGCACAGGCTCTCATTCGCCATCTCCGGATGAAAACGCCATCAAGCTGGCCAAAAAACTCGCCGAACAATGGGCGGACACCCGCCGCGACCTGGAACAACAGATCAACCTCTCCGGCCTGGACGGACTTGACAAAGAGCTGCTGCAGATCACCCAGCGAGCCGATGAACTGCGGGAAAAATTCGGCGACAAGGGACTGATCGACACCTGGATGGCTGCTGCGGAAAACGCGGCTATTCAGGCTGACTATCTGGATCAACAGAAAAAAGCCCAGGACGAACTCAAAAAAACCACCGAATCCTATCACGATGCCCTGACGGCCTCCCTGCCGGAGTATGAACAGGCCGTGGCTAAGGTGGCCCAGCAGTACCGGGAACTGGACATTGCCATTCTGGACGCGCACAACTCAGGGATTATCTCCGCAGAAAAAGCCATTGAGATACAGGACAGGCTTTCTGAGCGACAGATAGAGGCAATAGACGCCATCAAGGATAAAACCGACGATCTTTCCCAGTTCCAGATCCAGGCGTTCCGCAATATTCAGGACGAAGGGGCATCCCTGTTTAGATCCCTGCGCAAGGATAGCGATGACTGGCTGGACAGCTTCGAGGAAATGACCCTGCAAATGGTGGACCAGTGGGCCTCCGCGCAAATGATGATGGGGTTGTTCGGCAGTGAATTCGCCAAAGGCGGAGATCTCGGCGGGCTGCTGGGCACGGCTGCCACCTCGCTTGCCGGAATGTTCGGAGGCAGTGGGGGAATCACCTCCGCCGCTGCGCCTGGGACATCCTACACCGGGTCCTATGATTCCATGGTCGGCACCCCTGCTCCTTTTAATTTCGCCTTTGCCGACGGCGGCTGGATCAAGGAGCCCGTGGTCGGGGTCGGCTTGCGGTCCGGCGGCCGGTATTCCTTTGCGGAAAATGAATCCGAGCTGGTGATGAACCAGAGCCAGGTGCGGGCATCCTCCGCTCGACCAAACTCATCCGCCGCTCCGGCGCCGGCAGCCGCTCCCATCTCCATAACCATCATTGCCGCCGATGCCCAATCCATCACCGACATGATGCGCCGTAATCCACAGGCTGTGCTTGGCCCGTTGAATGAGGCCCTGCAGCGCGGCGATCGCGGGCTGCGCTCCAACCTGCAGCGGGTGATCTCATGACAGCCTTCCCGGATCTGCTTGCATCCGTTCGCCCGAGCAATCCCCTGGCCGAGTCCATCGAATACCGCACCCTGGTTTCGGAGTATGAGTCCGGCCGGGAGGCCACCAAGCAGAAGCGCCTTTTTCCGAAACGATCGTTCCCGCTGAAATACAAGAACATCACGGTGGCCAATGCGCGCATCCTCTGGCAGTTCTTCATGTCCCGCCGGGGCAAGCACCTGCCGTTCAACTTCTTTCATCCGTTCGAGGCGGTTTATGTCGGAGAATATGTAGGCACCGCCGATGGCGCCACAGCCATCTACAACATGCCCTCCAAGCTGGCCTCCGGCTATACCGTTTATGTGGGCGGCGTGGCCAAGGCATCCGGGGTGGATTACACCTTCACCGCCGAGGGCGGCGAGGATGGAGCGGACAAAATCACCTTTGCGGCGCCGCCTGCGGCCGGTCAGCACATCACCTGCGATTTCTCCGGACGTCTCAAGGTGCGCTGCAAGTTCGGCGAGGATGTGATGAACTTCGAGACCTTCTACAACCGGCTGGTGACCACCGGCCTCACACTCAAGGGCCAGCTCAATGCTTGATATCGATCCGGCCATACAGGCGCAGCTCGCCTCCGGCGAGATCCGGGCGTTCACCCTGATCCGCATGGTCATCGACTCGGTGGAATACTGCTACACCGAGTGCGACGTGCCCATCTATTTCAACGGCGCCATGTATCAGCCCAGGGGGTATGCGCTGGGCAACGTGAGTTATTCCCTGGCGAAAATCGTGGATTCCGCCACGTTTTCCATGGACAACCTGGACGATCAGCTCACCGCCCCATTCACCGGCGGCAACGCACAGGGATCGCCGTG